TGATATGTTATCATTTTTTAGGCGGTGGTAGTTTTCTAAGAGAAGAAATATGCTCCCGTCTCACTTTAAGAACAAATGCATCTAAAACTTGATGTCCCTTTTTAGTTTCTCCGTGGCCAATGTCCTTCACCACATCGGGGTGAATGATGTATTCGCCGCCAGCGGCAATGATCGGAACGTGGTCGTCGCCCCCTTCGGCCTCACCGCCCTCGGCAAAGTATCCTTTGGGTGGCTTCCCCGGCCTCAGGTTCAATTTGGGGCCGGAGGTTCCCCTGCCACTACCTTTCATTGGAGCCATGCCATAAGGCCCACTGGAGAACATCTTCTTGAGGATCTGGCCACCGGCCATCGTATTGCCTTGGCCTAAGGCGCTCGGGATATCGGCTGGCAGGATGTAGCTACCGGACTGAACCTTCATCGGCAGCTTGTCGGTGCGGCCCGGAATGGAGGAGTTGATCATGCCCTCCCGGCCAAGCTTCATGGACGAGCCCCTCATCACCATGTTTTCCATGTTCATCATGCCGCCGGAGGCGTACTTGCGGGCATTACTGAGGGCTACCGCGATAGCCTGCTTATTGGCTTTCTCCTTGCCGAACTTGGCTGCCGTGTGGGCGTAGGTCTTGCCGGTATGGAATTCGCTGATGTTCTGCGACACGACTTCCTTACCTGATCCGGGGCGGAGTGGCATGGCTATTCCTTTGCCTTGTAGAGTTTACACCACATGGACCAATCAATCGGTCCCTGCACCTTACTACAGGTCTTGTCGTGATAGAATGTGCAGATGCCACAATGGCTATTCTCCATCCCTTTGGAATAATTGACTGATGCCTTGGGGACTTTGACACCGCCGCCTCTGGCGTAGTGGGCTTCTTCGCCCTCCTGCCCGCGCAGCATTCCGTAGGAGAACAGACCACCACCGACGAGGCCAGCCAGCGGCTTTCTTAGATGAAGGCTGTTGGGGTCAAACTTGGCCTCCGGCCCGCGCAGCACATGCGTATTTAGGAATGCATATTGATCCTGAAGTGAGTGCCCATAGGTGGAAACGTCAGCGACGTTCTTAACGATAACCAGATCAGCGCCCTTCTCGCGGGCTGCTGCGATGATGCGTTTCATGTGGTGTGAGCTGTAGTCCTCGGATCCCGTCAGCTCCTTCCAATCAACCTTAAAAACCTTTTCTGGACGAGCGATGTATTCACCGCCAAGCGAGCCATAGCCAGCGGCATGCGCCGGGTGATCAGATAAAAAGAAAGCCTTCTCGTCCGGGTCGGCCAGCCGATGTGGTTCGGTAAGGGGGTCAAGGACGGTTTCTGGATAGCCGCTGTGGTATTTGCCGCCTTTATAAAGAGAGATGTCAGGGTTATATCCCTGTGCCAACACTTCACTAAGTTTCTTTCCGGGTATTTTGGCGCGGGCTGATGTGGCACCCTTAGGCTTATAGTTTTGCCAATCAACATTTTCTAACGCATCATAATATTCCTGTCCGACAAATCCCTGCTTCTTAGCTAGATTGGCTTCGCCTATCTGAACCATCTTTTCTTTGGTCGATTCAGGCAACCACATCATCACCTTTTGTTTTTGATTAAGGCTTAGATTCTCCATCTCCTTCATGATCTCGGCAGGGCTGTATTTACTTATCTCTTTCGGAACACTCTGATAAGCGTGATAAGGAACCTCGGCATGCAATGGTGAATAATTCTTGACGGCGTTGATGATCTGATAGAGCGAATGATTCTTCTTGATATCTCCAATATCAGGAATTGGCTGAGCCGCCTTCTCTGGTTCGGCTTTCGCAAGATGTTTGATGTTGGCCGCCTTGGCAGGAGGCACCCAAGAAAGGACGTTCTTGATCTCTTCAGGGTCAAGTTTCTTGATGGCTGCCGCTACCTGCATTGTCGGCGCAGCCGTAATCATCTCAGCAATCTTATCTTTTTGTTTTGCTGTTACGGTCTTACCAGCGGTGACTTCATCTTTATGATAAGCCTTGATTGAATTTACGAGCTGATCGGTATTGTGCGTCTTATTTAATTGCATCAACTTGAAGTTGCCGCCGATGCCCTCACCCTTGCCACCCTTCGGCGCTGGCGCGAGATCGGGCGGCACATCCGGCGCAGACCAAGGATCGCCCTCTCGCTGTATCTTCTGAGATAGCTTAGCGTTTACATCCTCCTGAATATGCTCCGGCAATTCCTTGAAAACTTGATCAACATATGCAGGATTTTTCTCCGCCATATGATACATGTCATTGGCGATGGCGTGAGTATCAAAGCCACCCTCTTTGTGAGGTTGACCGTGCTCATCAAGCTGAGCTGGGTATAGATTCTCGGATAGAAGAGTTGATGCATCCTTTTTTGGATCTTTGAATGAATAGTGCGGCTCTTCCGTTCCCCAGCTATATGGGTCGGCTTCATCAACCTTGGTCTGATGTTGTGCTAGTTTTTCTTCCCACTCAGCCTGCAATTCATCGAAGGTTTGATTCTTTGGCTTGAGCGGGACGACATTAGAAGCTTCGGCTTCTGGCTTAGTAAACCCATATGCCTCGGCAATGCTGTCGCGGCGGGCAATAAGCTTATCAGCCAATTTCTTATCTTTAGTAGTGCTGGCAACAATATCTCTGATGGTCTTATCAGGGATGGCCGCGATGCGCTGTGCTGTTGTGTTATATGGAGACAGCACATGTGATCCGAATACTTCAGACGCCGCTCGATCAGGATCTCTCAATCCTTCAAGATACGGGGCAGCAGAATTACCCCAAAGATGCTCAGCCTTAGGGCCGCCCAATCCGCTGAATCCAAGAGCGCCGCCGAAGTCTATTCTAGTGGCGTCTAATTGTCCGTTCGGCATACGCCGAACCATAACATTGCCCTTTGGGTTCTCCGTACCAGCACCAAGAACATCACCATTGGCCAGCCAAGCATCCGCTGGCATATGCCTTTCAAGATTATTGATGTCTTTATATTGGCCCGGATCGAAGTGGCTGAGTTGATCTCCCTCAACAAGATGGCTGGAGATCGCTGGCTTGCCGTTGAGCATCGTCAGTTCATTCTTTGCAACCGGGACACCGGCGGCTTCATATAACTTGCTGGCAAGAACCTCTTGCTCGGCATGAGCCCAACTCTTGGCTTCTTTAATGTAGCGATCAACGCCGTCAGCGAAGCCGGTGAACACACTTCCTTTGCTGGTCCCGAGAGAACCGCCAATAGGCTGTGCTGCTTTAACCTCGGCTGGAGCAAGATCAAATGCCCTCCCTACCTTGGCTGGTGTTGCTGCTTTAGCCGCCTTAGGCACCGCAAGCCCGGCACCAAGGACATGCTCAGCGCCCTGCACGGGGACACTCCAGCCAGCGCCCATGTTGCTGGCAATATCTGCGATCCTTGGATTGGCAAACTCAAGGCTGCCTTCCGGCGTTTTGGTAATAGGAAGAAGTCCGGGGCGTCGTGTCTGCTGTAATTCTTCACCGGTCTTCTTATTAAAGACGATACCAGCATCATTAACAGCGTAGCCTTCAGGAACATCTTGCTGCCCCGTCTGCATGCTTTGCAGATCTGGCTGCATAACAGTTGGCTTGGTTGGCCCCAGCACTTGGCCATAGACCATCGCAGCGGGGTCATCAGTTGGCATACCCTGCATTCTTGCAGGAATGTATTGATCGCCCACCCATGTCCCGGCGAGATCAGGACGATCCTTGGCATACTGCGAGAACGTGCTGAAGGTTGGATGATTCGGCTTCTTGAACCGGTCATCGAAGTGGCCAGTCTCGGGATCAGGTGTCATCCCTGCCTTGTAGGCACCCTGTAGATCGTAGTCAGCGCCAGAATCATGCGGGGCATATTTCTGCTTCCATCCAGCGAAGTCATCGGTCTCTGCTGGATCAAGCTCGGTCGTATAGGGATCTCCCGTGCTGCCACCATCGGCATAGCGCCTGCCATATCCCTTGGCTGTTCTCAGCGCTGATGCGATGGGGTCGCGCATCAACCAGCTCTTATGAGTGTGATACCGCCGTTATAGAGAGGCGGCATGTTTTGCTGGGTGCCAGCACCATTATTGTCTGTATTACCATTGATATTATGGGTGTGGTTTTGGTTTTCATTGCCGGTCACTTGTGTTGTCGCTCCGACGAGGCCGCCCAGACCGCCGGAGGCGGGCGCAAATCCAATTATAGCTAGTGTCGAAAAATTGTGATTATGGGCTTGGTTTTCAATATTGGATACAATATTTACGGGGTGTCCGTGTACCATCAGCCACTGATCACCACCGCCCTGAAACAGGTTATTTGGTATAACGCCTGTTGTGCGCCCAGTGCCGAAGTCTAAGGCATACCGCGTCCTGCCGCGAGCATCCGGCAGCGTTGTACCGCCAATCATTGTCGCAAGAACCGGGTATGTTCCCGCTGAAAATGCACTTCCATCACAAAACAGATATGGCGGGACGGTACAAAAATTGATCCATGGAGGTGTACTAAACCCCGCAATGTCTACATACGTTCCTATTGGTTCAAGATTACGGTAAAAGAAACCACCGCCGTTGTTGATCACATCAACGACCTGCCCCGGAGGGGCGGCTACGACAGGACCAACACCACAACTTAATTGGATTTGAAATGCAACGCTATTGCTGCAAATATTATAAACAGTGTATGGCCCTCGGAATGATGATGGGAAAGAAATTACAATGTTCGCCGTCAGAGTGCCAACGAAGACAATAAAGTTGCACTGATACTGCGATGGAGATAACGTGATGCTGGCTCCGGCGCAGGTAATCGTGGCCTGTTGTCCGAGGGCGGCATCGACAACAGACCAGTTGCTATTTTCAGGAACGTCCCATGTGCCAACATCCTCGCCGTTAGCAAGCAACTGAAGTTGTCTAGCGGTGGTGAAGGTTACCATTGTTTTAAGTCCCTAGTGTTATCTGCCAACTCGTTTATGCCGCTTCGTAGATGCCGCTCAGCCCTAAATTAAATCCGTTTCCGCCGGGATAACTGTTGTCGTAGTTAAAGATTACTAAAATTCCTCCAGAGGTAATACCTTCCAACATCTTCCCGGTAACTGCATTTTCTCTGCCGCAAATACAATAATTGACACCAGCAACAGGAGGGACCGGCAGGCTGCATGTTACGGCACTTGCACCAGTTCCGTTTGTCGTAATCGTTATTGTCACCTGTATGCAGACTATTGAACCAACTTGCTTAAAACGACCAACGCCGCTGGCTGATCCAAATGATCCTACGGCTGCCCCCACGCTTGGCACATATTGCTGCCATGCCCCAACCGGGTTTGGATCTATACGATTCGTTAGATTGTTGATCGCGGTGACGCCGTTCTGAAGCACCGTCAGGATCATGTCTGGTGAAGTCGCCATTATCTGCGCCCCGATGTTGCATAACGGAATCTGATTTTGCCCAAGCGGAAGAATTCAGAATTGTTTGACTGAACCTGAACCGACATGAGCCGACCGCGAATCCGCGTATTAATAAACTCGGTTGCGTTTGTTACCGTGTAGGGTCCGTAGACCTTAGGCGTATCGCCCGGATAATCCGCGCTAAAGAAAGTCAGATTGATCTGGGCATCCTGTAGTCCAGCGCGTGTTCCCCACTGAAAATCAGGCATGATAAAATCAACAAACGACAGTTCATTGCCGTCTGATATCGCCCACCAGCCGGTCGTGAAGTTAGGCAATGACGCGCCGATAATGGAATTTCCGGTCTCATGCTGATAAATGAACCCACCGTTATCAACCCCGATAGGCTGGCCAAAGACTGAAATATCAATCCATGCTGTTCGTCTCAGCGAGCCATAGTCCCACTCAAACTCCTGACCTTCGATATGAACCTTGACGTAAGAATCATTTTCTCCGTTGCTAAGCAACGATGGATAGAACCAAGCCACCTCGCTGAAAGAGCTGTTGGTGGCACATAAGGTTTTTGTTTGATTGACAGAACTCATGTTCTGAAAAATAAGATCCCACACCGAACACGGGATAGGAACAACACCGCCTTGTCCCAGTGTAAAAAAGTTATTAAGCCCGCACCAATATGGTACTCCGCCAAGGACGTTACAGGCATGCTGGCCAATCCAACCACATCCAGTGCCGACGCGAGTGAAGTTAAAGATCACATCGCCGCCAACATACTGCATGACCCACACATCAACGTCAGTTGATATCAATCCGAAGGTAGGGCATTGCATCCCGCCAACAATGTGAGACCCCGTTGGAATATGAAAAGAGCCCGCTGCGGTCTGATTGGACACAGCCCAATTGGTGTAATCCCCCGCATCGCTCCAACGCACAACAAGCTGATCCTGCACTCCCGTACTTTGGACGGAGCGCCAAGAAACCAAGATCTGCTGCGGTTGAGATATGAAGATGCCGCCATTGAAGAATGGCGCTTGATAAACAACCTGCGCGTTGAAGAATCCTGATTCCGGCGACCAAGAATAAATTGGTCCGTCTTCCGGGCAGGCGAGAAGAATCTCGCCCCAGTTATCCTGCGACCAGTCTATTGCTGTTATTGGCGTCCCGCCCGTTGCCGACGAACCAGAACCAAGGCCAAAGCCTCCGCTGCCGAACCCCCCTGCTCCGAATCCAGACCCGGCGGGTTGCGGACCGAGGGTGATATAATAGACCAGCTCCGCTTTGCTGGAGTTCATCGTAGTCGTAGTCGATACAGTCGATTGCTGCGTTAGGGTGATTGTAAATTGGGTTGAGTTTATAATACTGGCAACGAGATACTTGCCTTGGATGGTCGTGTTGCTGCTGATGACTGTTGGGGCGATGAATTGCTGAAACAGGCCCGGTATTGATGGAAAATTATTATTTGGCAGCGTAACGGTAACGGCAGCAGACCCGTTCACGGTCTGGAATGTCGGCAAGATCCCGCTGCTGACAATTGTCGTACTGGCAACAACACTGGATGTGATGTTGTATGATCCGGTGCTCAGCACCGCCACAATCGGATAAGCTCCATTGAGCAGGATGTTCCCAACGGCGACCGGGGTATTAAAATAAACGGTATTAAACAGCGAAGGCCCGCTATTTGGATCAACCACATGAACTACATTAGACCCGGAAGAAATTGAAAAATTTGGAGTA